AATCAATACCTCGAGTATCCCCCAACTCAGATTTCTGGTGTCTCACCAGATCCGATCTTGGGCTCGATGCTCCAGGGCAGTGAAAATCAGAAGAGGAATCCGAACTTCGTAGCCGGTACTCGTACGGCCCTATCTGGTTTTGATACTAATCTTGACCAAACAGGCTTTATGAACCCGCCGAATGTTCGTTTCCGTCTTTCGACCTCATCTCACTCCCAGGCTAGTCTGCCTCCGTTGCAGACTATCTCTGAGGAGCAGAGTTTAGATGAGACAATCGGAATTCTCCGAGACCTCGGTTTTGACGATCCGCCCTCTGCCGCTCGCCAGATTCATCAGACTATCAATTCGTCTGAACACCCGCCCGTGCCCGCGATGAAGATCTCTCACCATCGAATTCGTCCCTTTCGTTACCAACGGAACGGTCAACTCATGGGGAGCGTCCTTTCTTTCCCGTTGCTCTGTATTGCGAACCTGTACTGCTTTGTCAAATCACTTGGCATCATGACAAGGTTCCTCTCCGGAGCCATCACTATGAATTCCCTCCCGGTTTTCGTCAACGGAGATGATATCTTTTTCATCTCCGACGCAGCTCACTATCAAAAGTGGCTGGCGACGATTCCCATTGTTGGGTTTTCTCCTTCTCAAGGAAAGAACTTCTTCCATCCTACTCTAGGCACGATGAATTCCGTCCCTATCGCCCTTGAGTCCCGGGTCATTCCCGCACTCCTTGGTGTCGACCGAATCATTAAGCGACTTCGTGTTTCTGAGCCTCCGACATGGCTCGATATCGAAGAACTTGGGCCGCTGCCCGATATTCCCGAAAAGCCCGCGTCCAACTTTGTAATTCTCGACTTCATGAATGTCGGATTACTTACTGGACAATCTAAGCTTTCCGGTCGCGCAGCGCTTGCCGACATGCCCCTCCGAGATTGGTATGCCCTCTCTGTTCCTACCGCCATGACTCCTACGTTTGCACATAAACGATTCCTTCACTATCATCGTGATTCTATCGTTCGTCAGACGCGCTTCATGGAAAGCGGTACAATGAACATCTTTGCTCATCCACTCCTTGGCGGCCTCGGCTTCCCCCGGGTTGACGGGATTAATCCCAGTTATTCCCCGGACCAACGACGCTTAGCTTTTCTCCTTAAGGCAGCTTTACTCCGACCCTTCACTGGTCTGGAGACTGACTCGCCCTGGAGCCGCGTCCTTGTTCTAGCGAATAAGCAAAAATTATACCAAGGAGAGTCCCTTGGAAGAGCTGCCCGGTTTGTTCACCTTGAACCTTATCCCGAAACCGCCCCTGCCCCTCCGGGGTATGACCGGTATGTCGATAATTCCGTCACTCTTCCAACTTCCCTCTCTCGTCCCATGTTCCTTAGCCGTTCT